AGGAATTCTGTAATTGTTTTCTGATTCAAAAAGTATTGAAACATCAATTCCAGTTTTGTCTGAAATATATTCCGTTACAACTTGCAATACAGCATCTGTTTTGTCTTGTTTGAATTTATTAATTAAAACTGATAATGCTTTAATTGTTTCTTCGTTTTGTTTTTTAATGTTTGTTAAATTTTCCATTTGTATATATGTTTTAATTGTTTTACTATGTAAATATACAAATATTCTTTTAATTAGCAAATATTTTTTTAATTTTTTTTATTTTTTTTATGTTTTTTGTATAAATATTCGTAAATCTCCCAAATTTTTGACGATGCTAACGATTGATTATTATAAAAAACAGGAGAAATATATTTGGAATCGTGATTTTCTACGACAATTTTGACACGATTGTCGTTTTTTAAAGGCAAAATATAAATTTTAAATCCATTGGCTAAACACCAGCTTTGTGCTTTTAATTTTGGTTCCATTGACAATGAATTTTACAAAATAATAAATAAATATTGATTTCGGTAAAATCAAATTCGTCATATGTGGATTTTGGGTAATATGTAAAACCAAATAATAAACCGTCAGGAAATAAATCTATCTTTATTCTCATTTTCTGCAATATACAAAAGAATGAGATAACCAATTAAATCTTTCAATGTGTCCTCGTTAAATTTGCTGTCAAAACCAATGTTGGAAATCCTATTTAATTTGTCATCAATGCGACTTCTTAAACCATCGGTTAATTTTAAATGTTTGCTAAAAACACGAATTTTTGGATTTGTTGCGCTGTCGCCATATGCTTTATTTTTTTCAATTAACAAATCGGTTATTTCTTTGGTAAATTTTTCTATTTTTTCTTTTGTTGTCATTAAAATGGAATGTCTTTTTCAATTGTAATTATTTTATCTGATTTATCCAATGCACGATAAACACCACCATTTTTAAAATCTGGTGCCACTTCAAATGTTCCCAGCTGGCCGTTTTCTTTTCGTTTTACTTTTTCGACATGAACTTTAACCAAATCAGATTTATATTTTGTTCGATTGCCAATGCAACGATAAACAATTATTCCGTTATATGCTTTATTAAAAAAATCGGCTGAACCACTTATTGAATATAAATTTGGTTTAGCAAAAACACCATTTTCTGACGTGATTTTTCTTGGGTGTGCAATTAAAAATAAATGTGTGTTTGTTTGTTGGCAAAATTGTGTTATTTGACTTAATTGTTTGCCGATGTAACTAAAATCTTTTTGTGCTGAATGGTCGAGCATATTATAAGGGTCAATGACACAAATTTTAACACCACGTTGTAACACCAATTCTTTGAATGCTTGTAATATTCCATTTAACGTCAAATTTTTTAAATCAATTTTAATCCATGAAAAATATTCTTTTATAAATTCTTTGCTGTCGTCCAAATCATCTGTGGAACACATTTTGTTTTTAAATTTATTTGCCATTCGTTTTATATGTCCTTCATATGGAAAACTTTCTGGCGAAAATATTGCTGACCTAAATCCATATTTGACAGCCATGTTAACTAAAATTTGGTCGATTAAATCCGATTTGCCTGAATTTGGAATGCCACTCACAACCGACCATTCGCCAAATGCCATTTTAAAATACGTGTCGCTTTCTCCCAATCCAATGGAAAAATTTTCAATGCCTTGTTCTGAATAATTTAAAACACTATCCCAAATGTCATCAATATTTAAAACACCTTCCAATGGATATGGTTTTGCTTTTTTTAAATACGTCCTTAACGTTTCACTTCCTTTTTCAATTAAAACATTATTGGCATCTTTATATTCTCCCCAATCAACAAATTTACACCTGTAATATCCCAAACGTCTTGCCAATTCATTACGTAATTTTATTCCAGCTTCGTCATTGTCTGTGCATAAAATCACTTCGTTTATTTCTTTAAAAAATTCATAACAATTGTCTAAATATTGTAAATTTTGATTTCCTTTACTTGCACCATTCGGAACAGAAATGACAGAATAAATTCCAGCTTCGTGTAAACTTAAAGCATCCATTTCGCCTTCGACTATGTAACAACGTCCAACATGATTTTTTAAATTGTCGATTCCATAAAAAACCAATTCAGCATTTTTAACCATTTTAAAATTTTTGTCAGCTGAACGATATTTAATATTAACTAATTTTTCATTTTTAAAATAATTAAAATTGATGCACTTTTGATTTTCTTGAACTTGTGGCATATATTCAACGCTTTCCGATATTTTCCAATTCGACAATGTAGCCAAACTAATTGCACGTTCTTTAAACCAATCAATAATTTTTGGACTTAATTCAACACTAATTTTTGGTGGAATCGTGTATTGTTGTTTGGTTGTTTTTGCATAACCAGACCAACCACAATTATGACAACAATATTTTCCGTCTGTTGTATTTACTGACAAACATTTTTCCAATTTGTTTTTTCGTGTGTGTGAACATTTTGGACATGTTGTTTTAAATTGTGTTTTGTTTCCTGTTATTTTTATTCCTAAATTTCTAAGTTCGTCTATCATACGTAATATTTGTCTTTATAAATTTATTCGTGGATTTCATAAATTTTTTGTATTTACGTTTGCTTTCAAAATGTTTCGGAATTGTAATGATGTAATTTTGATTTTGTTTTATCTCGAATAATTGTTTTATTATGTTCATTGTCTATTAATTTTTGTTGCAATTTTTGAATTGCCAATTTATTATCACAATTTATAAGGTTTTTTTTTAAAGCCAAAATTTGCTTTATAATTTTATTTTGTTCACATTCCATGCTGTTAAAATTTTTTTCAATAAATCGTATAATTTTATGTTAACTTCCCACCAATTGCCCTGATAAAAATATCCAACACAATCACATTCTTTTAATGGAATGTTTTCATTGTCATTTTTATAATTATGTTTTACAATTAAAGCAATGCTTTGTGTCGTGTGCCAACTATTTATAATACGTTCCAAAACCAGTTTTTGACCGATTGGTAATTTGTTATTATGTTTTTTGACTTCCATTAAAATTAAAACTTTGTTGTCAAATTCAAAAACAGCATCAATGTCGGTTGGGTGGAATTTATTGTTTCCAATTCCTGTAAAATCAATGACTTGTTTTATTTGATTTCTATTTCTTATTAGACTTGGCATATTTCAATAAAATATCATATTCAACGAAATTTAAAAAACTTTGTAAATTATAAGCATTTAAAGTTCCATTATGTGTTACAGCTCCCAATTTTTCTTTTTTGTCCTCGACATAAATAAAATATTCTTCAATGCCATTTACTTTATAATAACAATTTGGTTTTGTGGCACGATTATATTTATCCATAAATCTGTCAACGTAACGAATTCCATTTTTATCTTTTTGCCTTAATTTACGTAACGACAAAAAATTTCCACTCCAAAAATTATCTTGTCTTAAAACATTACATATTTTAAAAACATCACGTAAATCATATTTATCCAAACGTTCAATTTTGTCCAATGTTTCATACCATAAAAATTTTTGTGCATCGGTTTTTGGGTGATATTTTTTTGGAAATAATTCAATGAAATGATTTAACGATTTATAAGCCATACTATTTTCATCCATGGCATTTTGTTTTTTAACTATATTAATAATATTATTATTATTATTTTCTTTGTCCTTTTGACAATTGTCTTTTTGAACAATGGTGTTGTCTTTTTGAACAATGGTGCCGTCATGTAAATAATAATTAAATCCAGCAAATTTTCCATTATACCTGATTCGTTCACGTCGTAACAAATTATGTTTTTCTAATTCTTCCAAACGTGCTTTTATTGCTTTATAACTTTCTTTAAAATGTCCTTGTAAATATGTTATTGTAATTGGATTATTTTCGTCATGGCTGAACAAATAAGAATATAATCCTGTGGCACCCAACGAAATATTTTTAATCCTAAAAACTATATTTGGAACAATCGTGAAATTGTCAAATCGCTTTGGTTTAAATATTTTATTAATTTCCATTTGTTTTTCATTTTATTTTGTTTTAAATAATTGTTTTTTAGCATCCAAAAAATGTCTAAAATCTCGAAAATGCTTTTTAAATTCGTCTAATGGTATGTCATTGTCTTGGTATATTTCCCATAAAAAATCTATTAACACGTTAAATTCGACATCATTCATTTTTCCAACATATTCATATTGAATTGGAATGTCGATTGAAGCATTGGCAATAAATTTTACTTTTTGTTTTTCTTCATAAAAATAAACATATTTATAAATCATTTTTAAAATATTGGTTAATTAAATTTACAGCTGAATCAAAATCTTTTTGAACACAACAAAACCAATTACATTTTTTTAAATCAGACAACCATTTTTTTTGTGTGTCCGTTGGTTTATTATATCCAATTTTTAATTCAATTGCCAATCCATTATATTTTTTATTTGGTGTGAAAATTAAAACGTCAGGAACTCCCGCTTTTACACCCAAATATTTAATTTTAAATCTTTCAAATTTTGTTCTCCGACCTTCATTTCCGACATGTGTCCAAATTGATTTCGGATAATTAAATTCTAAATATTTAATAATTTTATGTTGTAAAACGTCCTCTTTTCCTAACCATTTGTCATATGGATTCGCCATGTGGCAAATAATAGAAAAAAATTTTTAAATTTCCAAATAAAATTAATTAAAAAAAATTAAATACATTATTATGAACGTTAAACCAGCATAACTGACGGCTAACATTTTCATATTGTTTTCATATTTATTTTTGTTCATTCGTTTATTATTTTTTTTATTTTATTTAATTTTTCTGATTTCAAAACATTCATTAACAATAATTTATTGTATTGATTCAATAATTTTTCTGGTGTCATTTCTGGCTCATGTTCAAATAATTTAGATTTAGCAATTTCATATTTTTCAGCTAAATCAGGATTAATTCGCACCATTCCAGGCCATTCGTTAACACCATGTAAAATTGTAGCATGATTTTTATTTAATGTTTTTCCAATTTGAACATATGTATATGCTGTATATTTTCGACATAATTTATAATAACATGCTCGTGCTTCGACATATTTTAATTGTCTGGAATTTGTGCTAATGTCAATGTCAAATATTTGTTCAACTATCTTCCTGATGTATTCCATTTCTTTTTTCTGTTATTATATAAGCATTCGTTTTTGTATTAATGTAAGGATAAACATGTCCTTTGTGTAATTTATATTCTTTATAAAATTTCCAATGTGCTATGGCTTCGGTATATTTTTTTCTGCCACTTTTTATAAAATCGTCATCTAATTCATTTAATTGACAATCGACAAATGGCACTTTATTTCCATTATTGTCCTCTTGCATTTTTGCCATAATTGTGATGAATTTAAAATCTTTTGGGTCAAAACCTAAAAAATCAGAATAAAAACATGCTTGTAAATCATAATGCCATTTGAACACGTCATATCTAAAATTGTGTGGATTTGTTGATTGACACGTTTTGACATCTGAAATAAATTTTTTGTCATAATTTATGCAATCAGGACGAACACGACAATCAATTTCATTAAACGTTCCATAGTGTGAATATTCTTTATCGCCAACCAAATATGGAACAATGTGTTTTTTATCTTTTGTGTCCAAATCCTTTAAAATTTCTTCAATCAAAATAAATTCATCTTGTGTCAATAATTTTTTTTCGCCAGCTTTTTCCAAATGTTCAGCATATAAATTTTTGCCTTCTTTTGTTCGTCTGTCGATTTTTGGCAATACATGAAATTCGTTAAAAAAAGGTTTTTCGCCTTCTAAAACTGCAACATGAACAGCTGTGCCAAAATTCATTGCTGACGTTTGTTTTCTGATTTCTTCAACAAAAAATTTTGTGCCTTTTTCATAAATTGTTTTTAAACCACTAGCAGAAATGCTGTCGTGTTTGTGATATTCTGTGTTTGTGTCAAATACTTTTCTCATTTTTGTTTTGTTTAAAATTTGTAATCCTTCTATATAGTAATGATTCATTTCTCGAAAATAATTGTTATTTAAAAAATTTAAATATTTATTCATAAAAAAAGGGGACTTAAAAAATCCCCTCTAAATTAGAATGGCAAATCATCGTCTGATTGTGCCACTTTTTTAACTTTGCCTTCAGCCAATTGGCTTCCGACTTTGTCAATTTTCCAACCTTGAATTGAGTTGAAATATTTGGTTGTGTTATCTCGTTTGTCTAACCATTCACGACCCCTAATGTTTATTGCAATTATAACATTGTCGTCAACATTAAATGTGTTTAATTTAGATACGGCATCTTGCACAAATTCAATTTTTATTTTTTGTGGGTAATCGCCTTGTGTTTCTATGACACATTCTTTTTTAACAAACGAATCGCTAACTTGCTGTTCGTCAAATATTTCTATAATTTTTCCAGTTAATTCCATATATTAATTTTTAAAGTGATTTGTTAATTGTTCTTTGTGTTCAGCTGAAACCAAATGATTATCCAAATAATTTCGTGCTTTTTCAATATCGCCATTTTTAATAAGGGCAGTAATTTCGCTGTGTGTCGATTTTAATTTACCATTTTTTTTTGATGCTAAATTTCCGTCGTCATCGTCAGCCTGTAAAGCCAAAAGACTTTGCAATGTGTAACGTCTAAAATAAGTTATTGCCGACCCAAATTTTTGTGGGTCTGTAATATTGGCTGGAATTTCTATAAACGATTGCCTAAAATCTCCTGTGTGGTCTGAAATAATTGTATAAACTTTATTCCCCTCACATGGTTGTGTAATTAACAAATCATGTTTCGACAATAAAGGTTTAACAACATCCATTATGGAATTTAAATCAGCATATTTACTTTTGTAAAATGGATTCGTGGCACTTTTAGAAATTTTTCCAATTTCTTTTTGAACGTTAAGTAATTTTTCTACTATGTGTTTTTCTTTCATGTTTTTAATATTTAATTCTATTTCTCATTTTGTGGTTTTAATTATTATTTAAAAAATATTCAGTAAAATCCAATCCATTATCTTTTAAATCAAATATATTTTTTAAAGTAAATTTTAATGGATTTTCAACTTTTTTTTGTAACGTGGGAGCTGAACAACCCAACATTTCGCAGACATCGTATTTCTTTTTTTTATTTTGTTTCAATGCCTTTTTAAATTCAATTTCAAAATATTCCATATAATATTTTTTTATGTGTTATCGTGGCAATATATAAAATATATTTTGAATAAAAAAAATTATTTTAAATTAATTTGTAAAAAAAATTTTATTATGAAAAGTAATTTTAAGATGTTTCAACACGTGCTGACGTGTCAAATTGCCCTAATTCTTGAATCATGCCTTTGTGTGCTATGATTTTATATTCATTGTTTTTGACGTTAATTTTTATTCCGTCAACATATGAAATAGCATCATCTTTGTAATTGTCAAAATTTATATATAATTGATTTGACATGGCAAACCAATTTCTTTTTGGACGTGCTGTAAATTCGTAACGTTTAACATATGCAGAATATAAAGACAAAATTTCTTGTGCTTTGCTTATCAATGCTCCTTGATATTGATTTGTGGTTCCGCTGGATTCTATATATTCATAATCAAAATTTCCACCACGTTCATTAATTGTTCGCCATGGAATAATTTTCATATTATGTCGTTTTGTGTTACGTGAAGCCACATTTTGTAACGTTACAATTTCTTTTTTTGGTTCAAAATAATTTACGTTGGAACGAATATTATCTAAATATGTTTTTTGATATTTTGAAGCATAAGCACCATTGTTTCTTATAACGGTTGCTAAAAAACCAATTTCGCCACGAACAAATTGTATTCCGTCAGGCTGTCCTGAATATAAATCATATTCATCAACGGTTATTGTTAATGTGTTCCATTTGTTAAAATCGGTGGCACCTTTTAATTCAACAAAATTTAATCTAGTGCTTTTTTCCCAACGTCTGTCTTTTTGGTCGTAATAATAATCTCGGTCTGTTATTGATTGTGTTATAACTTCTCGTGTGTCCAAATCGCAAAAATAATAAAGCCTAATTTCTGGAATTTGTGAAACATTTGACGTATCACAAGCAACATAATAATCCATTGAAACAGAAATTTCTGGTGTCCCAATCGGAGCACGTAACCTTTGGTCTTGCCCATATTGATTAAATGTTCTTTGGTCTGTCCTCATGGAAACGGTATATAAACCACTTGAATTTTGAGGTGGATTATTATTATAATATGATGTTGTGGAATATGATTTTCTCCCACTTCGTGGATTGTCATTTATTTTTATGCTTCCATTATTGACATCAAAACCTGAATCGTATTCCATGCTGGGATTAGCCGCAACTTGTCCCAATGCTAAATTTAACATGCTTCGGTCAATTTCAATTGCAACGTCTTTTAATGGTGCCAAATATTCAACTTTAAAATCATTTTTAATTGGTTGTAAATCTTGACGAACTTTGTTGCTCATTGGTTGCCCAAAAAATCCAATATAATTAACCATTCCACGTAATGTTCCTGTGCCTGTTTGTTCACGTTGTGCTATTTTATAATATTTTTTTGTGTGTGCTGTTGGATTTTTCATGTAATTTGTAATGTCAGCTGATAAACCAAAATTCATTGCCAAACTTCCTGTTACAGCATTTTGAGCACTTGGCGCATCTCTAACAACACGATTGTTTGTGCCAATTAATGACACAACAACTTGTCCCCACGATTGATAAATTCTGGCATTTTTATATCTCAATAAATTATTTACAATTGCTTTTCCGTCCAACACATTATAATTTGTGTCAAATATTCCGTCTTGTCCAATTGTGTTATCTCGCCCATAACTTGTGCCTAAATAAGTAAACCTGTCGGAAAATCCTGTGTAATTAAAATTACCTGACAAACGTGTTGTTTGCACAATGTCAACACCTTCGGTTTTGTTGTCCATTTCTACAAAAATATATTGGTATAAACTATCTATTGGACCCACTAAATTTGGCGATTGTCCTGTATAATTTGACGGACTAATCGGTTGATTTAAAAAATATCTGCCCAATATGTCTATGGTGTCAAAAGTTTGATTTGACATTAAATCACTTCCGTAAGATTGTTCTCCACCCAAACGATTATAACCATATGGATTAATTTTAAAATTGTCAATTGTTGCCAACATGTCTAATGCTGTCAATTGTATTTTATATGGATATGGTTTAAAAGATTCTTTGAACGTATCGGCAACCAAATATCCTTGCCAATACATTTGGAAATATGGTTCTTTAATTTCTTCAAAATCATTTGACAAAATAGCATCTTCATTTTCTATGACACCGCTGTCATATAAAACACGTTCAATAAATTTGCTTTTATTCGTGGCATATTCTTGGAAATCGTCATTTAAAAAATTGTCAGGAACTTCACAAATATAATTGTCTTCAACATTAGTAATTCTTTCCCTATAATTATATAGGTCGTCAGGATTGGTTAAAAAATTTGTTGTTGGACATAAAATATTTAATTTATGATATTGAAATTTATTTATGCCATTATATAATCTGATTTTAAATTCGTTTTCTGGAAATTCATGAAATGGAACAAATTCATCGTCAAATTGTTTAAATAAATTAATCGTCATTTTGCTTCCAAAAATATTTTTTTTCAAAATGTCGCCACTGGAATAATTTATTACAACTGGATTTCCTGTTCCAACAATATTGGTAATTCCTTTTGTTTCGCTTGAATTTGGGCCTAATGTTGTTGCATATTGAAAACTTATTGTTTCGTCATCATCATTGACACCTACTACAATTGAATTTATATCGTCATTATTATCTATAAACAACACTTTAAAATATCCAATACTTCCATTGACACTAAAAGCACCAGTATTAAATTCATAACCTATCGTTTGGTTTTTAATTGCATTATAATCGCTATTGTTTAAAGTTATTTCGTTTATAAAAGGCAAAGAATTTGCATTTAAAGCGACATCATTTTCATCACTTAATTGTATTCTGTCAGAACTTAAATTTACATTAGTAATTTTTGGATAATTTTTTTGGTCTATATCCAACCTTTTTGGATTTCCGTCAATGTCAGAAAAAAATAATCTGTAACGTGTATTATAAATATCTTGGTATGACATAATTAAAGTCTTTCGCCATTTTCATTGGCACGTCCTAATGCTAACACTAAATCTTGTCCATCAACAGTAAAATTACCGCCCATTGCCATTTGTGGTGTTTGTGGTTGTGGCAACATGTTTTTTAATTTATCCAATGGCGCTATAACTTCAGGATTTGACCTTGCGCCAGGATATTCTCCCACCATTCCCAATGTCGTTCCTGACACAATTCCACCAGTTTTAAATTTTTTGGCTTTTTTCATTGCTTTGGTTATTAACGTAATGGCACCAGCAATTAAAATTGGCAAAACAAAAGCCGCAGCTGGACCAAATGATTTGGCAGTTTTAGCCGCACCGGAAACAGCATCTGCCGTTGCTTCACCACCAGCCGCCCCAATACTTGCGCCAGCCGTTGACGTATCGGAAGCAACCTTTGCCACATTTGAAGCAATGCCCTGTGCTGTCGAAACTTGTTTTGTTGTTGCTAACGTATTTTCCAATCCAATTTCTGCTGTGGTTTGTGCTTGTTTGTGTGCTAATTTTTGTTCTTCACTCATTAATATCGTCATGTTTCCAGTTATTGTTTCTGTAACCATGTTCAATAATTTTGTTACATAATCGCCAATCGCTGTTCCAGCAATGCCCAAAGAATCGACAACCGAATTTGACAATTGGTTAAAACTATCGTTAACCGATTGTTGCATTTCTTGACTTGTCATGCCAATTTCTTCCATCATGTTTTTTAATTTTTCGCCTTTTGTGATTGCGTCATTCCCACCACCACTTGAGCCACTTCCACCACCATTTCCGCCACCATTTCCACTTCCGCTTCCGTCATCGCCACCACCAGTTAATGTGCCGTCAGGAATTGTTATGTTGCCTAATGGATTGAGAGATGAGAATAAATTCATAAAATCATCTTTTTTACCCGACATCCAACTTTCAAATCCGTCAAAAATTGTTTCGTCAACCAATTCAACCTCACTTGGATTTATAACATTCTTTAATGCTTTTTGGATATTTTTTCGTGTTGTATCGGCAAAATTAGTAACGTTATATTCTGCTTCGTCCATTCCTGATTGGAACGTTTCTTTTAAATTGCCTTTTAATTCGTTTAAACCTTTTTTTAGTCCTTCTCGGTCTAATGTAAAAGCCGCTTTAATAATTTTTCCAGCACTTCCAAAAATGTCGGCAATAAAACCACCAATCATTTTAATGTATGCTATCATGTTTAATATTTGCATTTTTCCATAAGCAAAAACGGTTTTAAAAACCAATGCTATGGATTCGACAGCAATTCTAAATCCAACCGATTCGTTATATAATGTAATAAAGTAATTGGCAAATTCAACAATTTTCGCTTTTACAGCACCCCAATTTTTCACAATTGCAACAGAAACACCAACGATTCCAGCAATGATTAATCCGATTGGGGATAACAAAAATGACAATGCACCAGTTATAATTGGAATCATTGTTCCAAATGCAGAAACAACACCACCAAAAGCAATCGAAATTAAAGGTATAACAACAACCAATCCCATGACACCAATAATTGCTTTTTGTATTCCAGCTGGCAAACGTCTAAAAGCATTAAACAAACCAGAAATTAAATTTAAAATTTTGCTTAATGCTGGTCCTATAACTTGCATTATTGAATTTCCAAATTCTGAAAATGTTGTTTTTAAATTATTTATTGATTTACGTAATTTAAATTCTGCCGATTGTTCCAACGTTTTAAATGCTTCGTCAGTAACACCAGCTGTTTTGGTCATGTCAGCAAAAATTTGTTCGGTGTCTGCCATGTTTTTGCCCATTAAATCCATGACACCCATTAAAGCACGTGAATTTCCAAAAACAACTTGTTGAGCATCGCCATTATCTCGGAATGTTGCCGACAAGAATTTCAAAGTTGACAACAGGCCTTGTTCGCCCAACATCGTCTGTAATTGTTCCGATGACGTTCCCAATTTTGTAAGCATTTTTCTTGCTTCAGACGTTGGGTCGAGAATCGACTTCATTATGGCTTTTAATTGTGTGGCACCAATGTCGGCAGTTGTTCCTGTTCTTGACATTGCAGCCAAAGCCGCTCCGACTTCGTGAAATTCGACACCCATATTTGAAGCAATTGGAATAACTTTTCCAATACTTCCAGCAAGTGCTTCGGTGTCCAATTTACCTTTTCTAACAGCCATTGTTAAAACGTCAACGGCACCTGATGCTGTTAAATTTCCGCCTTTGTAAGCATTAAGTGCCGATGTGGCCGCATCTGCAACGGTTTTGGTTTCGCCTAATCCCAATGCCGATGCTTTCATTGAAGCCGCCAATGTGTCCATTGCCAATTTGCCTTCCAAACCAGCTGACGTTATAAAAAACAAAGCATCAGCCGCTTGACGACTATCGACAGCCATATTTTTTGACAATGCTTTTACTTGGACACCCATTGCATCAACTTGGTCGCCAGCAAGTCCAACCAACGTTTTAATTTTCGTCATTGATTTGTCAAAATCAGCCGCCATTTTCATGGCACCACCACCCATTAAAGCAAGGGGTCCTGATATTTTCATCATTCGCATTCCAAAACCAACCATGGAAGCACCAAATGCTTTCATACGTGCTGAAGCGGCAGTTAATGCTACATTAAATTGTTTTGTGTTTGCAAATAAATTAAACCGAAGTGTTTGTCCAATCATAAGTCAAATTGTTAAATGTTATTGACAAAGATACTATATTTTGAGAATTTTTTTGTTTTTGATATTTTCCACCTTTTGAGCAAATATTCGTGTTTGTTCAGCTGTCGGTGGTTTTGCTTGTGGACGTTTAATTTTATCCTGTGGTAATTTAAATAATTTTTCTGGTTGAATTAATTGACTTCGTTTTTGAGCATTGCCATTGTAAATCATGGTGGAAAGGTAACGACATCTTTCCCATTCATAATTTTGTTTTATGTGATATGATTCAGCAATTAATTGTGCTTCGTTCCACGTATATGTCCAAAATTTATCAGGGCATATACCAATTTGTCCAATATAATAATCCAGTAATTTAGACCATGTTAGGCCTTTGGTTTGGTCTTGCTTGTTTTTTTTTGTGGTGTGTTTCGTTCAATGCCCATATTTATGTCATTGCCCAAAATTCTTGTTTCGCCCATTGCTTTCATAATTTTTTCCATTTCATCTGCTTTCAAATCGTCCAACCATGCGCCGACCATAAATTCGTTGTAATCAATTTCATGTCCATTTTCTTGGTCATATGCAAGAATTCCGCAATATATAATACTACGGAAACCTTTCATATTAAAACCATTTGCGAATATTTCGCCAATTTGGTCTAACGGAATGCCTAAAATATCCGTTAAATTTGCCCAAAAATTGAAGCTGAAATGTAACGTTCTTTTTTTACCACCCAAATTAGTGGTATAGTAACCTCTTTGTTTATTCATAATGTATTACAATTCTATTATTAAGATACAGTTCCTGATGTGATTGCTCCAGTAACGGTTAAACTGCCTGAATAAGTAACAGGACTTTCCATTTCACTTGAAATTTCACAACTAGCAAGAAATGCTTCGCCACTTAAAATTTGGTCGCCACTTGTTGATG